NCGGGAGTGGGAGGCGGGGTTCCGATTCAGGAGCCAGAAGACGTAGGAGCTGAGAGCTAATGGTTCTGTACACAGCCGAAGAGAAGGCACAACGCAAACACACGATACGGGCGTGGAACTATATGAAGACCCGAGACCAAGTGTTAGGGATAAGACCCACGGCCCCACCGAGGGTGATCCACCATCCGAGGCACTTCGACCCCCCGCTATCCTGTCGCTCGGGGATGCACCACTGGGAAACCACGGTTTTAATGAACATTCCAATACTTAAATGTAAGAAGTGTGGACGGATAGTGATGAGGGGAAGCTACGAGGGGACGGAGACGAAACGTGAGATACGGACGAAACACGTGCCTAAGCCAACCCCGCTCGAAAGGGCGTTCACGGAGGTAGGGTGGTAATGGAACGACTGAACAGGATAAATTATAGTTTGCACCCAAGCATGATTCCTGACACGGACGACGGCAACTTCAGGCTGTACTGGGAACTGGAACTGCTCAAAGGCTTCTTCGAGTCGGATAGGCTGAACAAGCACCTAGAACGCTACATCATGATAATCGACGTGCTGGGCGAACGCGGACAGTTCATGATGCCTTACGGCGACAGCGAAATCGAGAAGGTGGCCCGCAAATCCGACTGGTACGAGATAATAACCAAACCCATACCCTCCCCAGGAAAGAAGGAGGAACGAGGCAAGTTCATAAGCAGATGTATCAGCGCGGTGGCTCACACCGACCCCGAAAGGAAGCATGATCAGGTGATAGCTATGTGCCACGAGGCTTGGCGGCGACGTAAGAAATGAGCTGGGGCGTAATCAGGCTCCCCCCCGACGACACGGGTAAACGCGTTCGAGCCCTCTATAAGAGTATAAGTGGCGACGCCACGTATATGGAGGTTCTGGTTCTCGCTGACCAGAGTGGCAACCTCATAACTCCCACGAATCTGCTTCCCGTTCAGATAAGCGGGCAAGGCGTGTTTCTACCCGCTACGCAGGTTGTTAAAATCTCTGGTGACACAGTTGTAATAGAGTCTGGACAAACAGTTCAACTGCCTTCAACTCAAATCGTGAAGACCTCAGGCGAGTGGCATGAGGTCCACATGCTCTCTGGCGATATTTCATCAAACATCTCTGGTCAGTGGGTTGAAGCCCATATGCTGTCTGGAACCATCTCCACGGAGATTTCTGGACAAGGTGTATTCCTTCCCGACACTCAAGTGGTGAAGATTTCAGGCGAAACAGTTCTAGTCACACGCTACCTACCGACAACTGCAAGTGGCTCACCAGTAATTTCTTCTGGCGATGTTGGTTGGTTACTTACTGACACCGATGGAAGAGTTGAAGCCCACGTTTCATCTGGCGAAGTTACGTTGCCTTCTACTCAACAGGTTCAAATATCTGGTCAAGGGGTGTTCCTACCAGATACACAGGTTGTTAAGATCAGCGGCGAACAGGTTGCCATAGAATCAGGTCAAACAGTTCAGTTGCCTTCCACCCAGCAAGTGCAGATATCGGGGCAAGGCGTTTTCCTTCCCGACACTCAAATCGTTAAGATATCTGGGGACACCGTCGTCATAGAGTCGGGGCAAACCATTCAATTACCATCGACGCAAGTAGTTAAGATATCGGGAGAAGCTGTGATAGTTGCCTCAGGCGTCACCGTTTATAGAGAACTATTATCAGGATTATACGTCCAAGTTTCAGGGCAGGGCGTAGTTCTACCTTCAACCCAAGTTGTTAAGATTTCAGGTGAAACCATTGACGTGCAGGTTCCCACCATCGTCAAGACGGGAGGAATAAAACTACTTGACGACAACTCGGGCGGAGTCGTCCTCGGAAGCGGAGCCACCAAATCCGTAATCGTGAAGGCACTGGGCTACAGCTCGGGCAACGTGTATGTGGGCGGAAGCGGTGCGGAGCGACCCTACTCAGGCTACGGGTTCTGCTTGGAGCCTGGGGAGGGAACCAACTTCGACGTAACCGACTTCGATGCCCTCTACGTGATGTCCACGATAAGCGGATTTGCCACCGTGACCTTTGCAGGCGTGAACTAATGTTGGCGACACTTGTTTCCCCAATCGAAGCGATAAGTGAAAAACGGTATCGGATGAAGCTGGGGGAAGACGATGTATTCATCGGGGATGATTCGGAAACAGATTTTAAACCCATAGTGAAACTAACGCGGTGGGATGGAGAGGCATATTTTAAAACACAGCTTCCCGACGAGGGTATAGCAGTTAAAAGCACCAAGCTGGAGGACGGTAAAGTAAAGTGGTCAACCCCCAAAGTTGACATCCACATCTACCCCATCAACCCGTCTCTGCAGTTTGAACACGGCGGAATCGGATACAACATAATCCTAAAAGAGAAGCCCCCCGTAAACTATATTAACCTACCAATCGAGACACAGAACCTCAAGTTTCTTTACCAGGGGGAACTACATCCCGAACACCCAACGTGGTCAGACACCATAATTAACGGGCATACCCTCCACTCTGAACGACCTGAGAACATCGTTGGTTCATACGCGGTCTACCACACCTCAAAGCGGAACAACAAGTACATGTGTGGAAAAGCGTTCCACATTCCCAGACCGAGAGCAGTTGACGCAAACGGAAGCAGAATATTCGGGAATCTAAAAATAGATGAAGCTGCGGGGCTGATGACATTCACATTTGACAGCACATGGCTTGAGAGTGCCTCCTACCCCATTATCATCGGAACCCCCGACACCACCACGGGATACTTCCACAACCGTGATGTTATGGAGAGCTGGGAGTTCAGCCCAGCCAACATGATTGACGGGGACACAGCCACCTACGCCTCATGTGACACCGACGGCGAAGTGGAGAAACTCACAGCCCACAACTGTCTCATTCACGGCGGGATAAGCAAAGTGGAGATACGGGCCTACGGCTACACGGCGCAGAATGAAGAGGTCATCTTGAGACCTGTGTTCACTGGGGGAGACGGGGACAACCATACGTGGACGTTGCCCGCCATCGGTGCGTGGAGTAGTTGGTATGACATCACCTCGGACACAAACGCCCCCTCTCCATGGGTCGAAGCAGATTTTGGGGCCTTAGAAGTTGACGTTGAATATAATAAGGTTGGACAAGCCCAGCTCGCGTACATATCAAAAGTGGAGGTACGGCTCACCTATAACAACGCCACCTTCGGCAAAACTGGTCAAGGTGGTACAGGCGGCGGCTGGGGGGCCGACTATGTTTCAGTCTCCAGATACCTAAACGACCAAGGAACTGGAACAACCACCGCGGTTGTCATATACCTCACATCAGCGGATTGGCACTGCAAGGGTGTCATATATAACGTGGACGGGAGTAATGACCCCAGCTCCTTACAAGGCAGCAGCGCGGAGATCACGACCACGGCGAACGCTTGGAACACCACACCTGTCTCATGCTCCATCAGCAACAACACGCAATATTACCTTGGAATACATGCTAATGAGGCTATTAACTGGGTGTATGATGATGGGGGGGAGCATCACCTCGATGCCGAAACCTATGAGAACGGCGTGCCAGATCCCTTTGGGTCAGGCGGTAGCGCCGCCTATAATATGAGTGTCTACTGCAACTTTGACGTAGAGGGGGCACCTCCACCAGCAGTTGCTGAAGAGCCGTTCATGGAAACCCTTTCAAACGCGGGTGAACTGCGAAGCAGAACGGGATTCAGAAGAACGTTTCAACTGTAAACTTAAATATTCACGGGACTATTCTACAACCATGAGCGTAGCTACCCTCGACTACCTCCGCGCCCTCTACGTAGAAGAGAAAGAGTTACCGCCCCTAGAATTCACCCCCATAAGTATTTGCACCCCTCTCTACAACTCCATGCCCTTTCTAAGACGATACCTCACCCACGTCCTCCTCTACGATTGGCCCCACGACATCACCAGTCTATACTTCACCGTGCAAGGCGACGATGGAACCCTCGACGCCATGAAGACGTTCAGAGACACCTACAGCGACTCCTACCGCCGAATTAAGGTCAAACACATAAAACAGTCCAAGGGAGGAGAACTACCCCACGTCAGAAACGTCGTCCAGTGCCGGAACCTCCTAGCCAAATGGAGTAAACCCGACCCCGTATTCTATAACGACCACGACAACTTCAACCCCCCCGTGTCGATAAAACGCCTCTACGACGGGCTACGCTTGGGGGCGGACGGCGCGGCAGGAGTCTACTTCTTCTCCCAGTGGGACGAGAAAACCAACAGGCAGAGGGCGGGCTTCACCAGCTTCTTCCTTCATAACGGAGAAATGCGCGGCCTCGCCCTAAAGGGTATGAGTGGGGCGTTCCCGCTTGAACTGTTCAGCAGGCGACTGTGGATGGACGCCGTTGCCTGCGGCTGCTTCCTAGTGAAACGCGAAGTCCTAGATAAACAGAGGTTCTTCATGCCCTTCGACACGACCATGACGGATGACGTGGCGTTCTGCCTCAAAGCGCGGGAGCAGGGCTTCCGCTTCATAGCTGACTTCAACCTGATTGTGCCCCACTGGGGCTTCAACGTAACCCACCAGAAGTTCCTGATGTTAACTGTTGAGAGAACCGTGGACATGCTTGACCGACGCGCCCAGATGGAGCGGGACGGCGCGTACGTTCACCACAACACGGGTACTAATATCAACGAAGCCGTCAAGAAGCTCATCGACATCGATAGGGTGGAGGCACGGAGACCCCAAAACCGTTAAATAGTCTTTGTGGTTTAGTGAGAAGGGTGAAACCGTGAGCGAGCTTTTTAGTCCGTTCAATCCCCTTAAGATTCTCCACTACTCCGACAGACTTCAGCCCCTCATATACGACGGTAAAATACCCGAGCCCGCCATGGTGAGCTTCGACTTTGCCAACCCCTGTGACCACCGATGTGTCTGGTGTAGCTGGACGAAGCACCGAAGAGAGGAGGGCGGCTTCCTCCAGCCCGACATGTTTGAGAGCGCCATATCTGACTGCGTCTCAATGGGCGTTCAGGGGTTTGAGGTTTGCGGCGGAGGCGAGGCGCTTCTCAATCCCCACGCCCACAAGTACATCGCCATACTAGGCTCCATCGGTAAACTCCTACTCATCACAAACGGATCACGCCTCACCAAAGAGGATGCCTTCTGGAGCAAGACCATCCGAGTGAGCCTTGATGCCGCCACCCCCGAAACCCATATGAAACTTCACCAGTCTAACGACTTTGAGCAAATTCTTGATAACGTTCAGACCGCCACCGAGGTGACGAGGGTGGGGCTGGGGTTCCTCATTCACCCCGACAACTACACGGAGATACCCGCGTTCGCAGAGTTGGCTAAGGAACTTGGTTGCGAGTTTGCGCATATCCGCCCCTGTTACACGGACTACCCCGAAATACGCGATGTCATAGGATATGACTGGTTTGAATGGATACAACAACCCAATATTGAAAGTCTCTTTGTTACAACCAATCTCGACACCGTTGCAGGATTAATTCATAAAGCTAAACAACTTGAAACAGACGACTTCAAGGTCTACGCCACGCTCTACAAAACCAAACCTAAGAAGGATTGGACGTTCAAGAAGTGCTACGCGCCCTACCTCAATCCCCAGATAACACCCTCGGGCGGAGTGTGGATATGCTGTGAACAGCGGGGCGTGCCCGACAGCCTCATCGGAGTCATCGGCGTGGACGGGGGGCTTAAGGATATCTGGCTCAGCGATAGGCATAGAGAACTCATGGAGACTAGACCCAACGACCTCTGCTACGCGAAGTGTAAGTTCAGGGGCTATAACAAGGCTATCTGGGAAGCCTACGTTGAGGACCGATACGACTTGGAGTGGACCTAGATGAGGTGCCCAAGCTGTGGCTACTTCCTTCCAGTTGAGTGGGCTTACACCGCCTGCCCTCTCTGCGGAAAGCCCTTCGACTGGCGTGACATGGTTGGGGCGGACGGATTGATTAACCGCATCTATGAGGCGGGTAAAACAGAGTGGAGGCAAGCCGTCGCGGACATCGCGGCCAAGTCCCCAGAGCCCCACTGGTTTTGCCAGAGATGCGGGCGCACCTACGGTGACGATGTTCCCAAGCCTGCCGACCTGATATGCCCAACCTGCCAGAAGGAGGCGACTAAAAATTAAGGGCTTAGTGTTGGCAGGGGGTAAAGGTACAAGGCTCTACCCTACCACGAAGGCCATGAATAAACACCTAACCCTAATCTACGACATAGCCATGATCCAGATCCCTATAGAGACGCTTCACAACGCGGGAATAACGGATATCTACATCAGCCTCAGCCACGACCAGCCCGAACTCTTCATGAAGCTCCTCGGCAAGGGAGAGGAGTTGGGAGTCAACCTCAGCTACATCATCCACGGCGAGGCGAGGGGAATCAGCTACGGAATCTGGGAGGCACGACACTTCATCGGCGACGACCCGTTTGTCTGCATCCTCGGCGACAACTACTTCACGGAAGGAATAAAACCCCTCGTGAACGCGTTCTCCGCCACGGGAACACCAATGGTCTACCTCAAGGAGGTTGACAACCCATCGAGATACGGCGTTCCCATAATGAACAACAACCAAGAGCTTACGAAGTTCGTGGAGAAACCTAAGAACCCTCAGAACAACTACGCGGTTCTCGGGGTCTACTGCTTAACCACCCAGTTCTTCAAGAACTACTCTAAACTGGAACCCTCATGGCGCGGAGAATACGAGATAACTGACGCCCTCAACCTCTTATTGCCAGACGTTGGCTACGCCGTCTACGGGGGGGAGTGGATGGACTTGGGAACGTTTGATGATATCTACAGAGCCGCTACGTGGCGAAGGGAAAACGTTAAAAGGATGGAAGGGGAAAGGTAATTGGTATGGATCTGAGTGATATAGAGAAAATGCATCGAGAGATGCTTTGGAACACCGTAAGAATACGCGCTAAAAAGGCGGGCGGCTCAGGAACCGTTATCTACTCCAAGGCGAACGAGAAGGGAGAATACCTAACCTTCATTTTCACCTGCGATCACGTGATAGCTGGTTCTTGTGTAATTAAAGATAAATTTGACCATAAAACAGGAATGGAACGCAAGAAGGAATTTAGGGAACCAGTAGGTGTAGAATTCTTTGACTATGAAAAGCTCAGTAGGTGTCGAGGTGCCCGCTTTGCAACCAAAGCCACAATCGTAGCACGAAACCCCGAACACGACATAGCCCTTCTGAAGCTACATAAAACAGAGCAAATAGAGCCCATCGCCTATTTGTTTCCAAAGGAAAATACTGAAGAGTTTCACGTTTACGATCCAATCATGGCGTGTGGCGCCGCCCTAAGCCACGAACCAATCATAACGACGGGTAGTATAACCTTCATGGATGAACTAGTTGAGGGAAGAGAATATTGGATGTCGAACGCTCTCGGTGTGTTTGGTGACTCTGGTGGGAGCGTCTATCGTTACTCTAATGATAGAAATAGATACGAGTTCATAGGTATGCCTGCCTTGCTTTCCATAAGTAACTGGGGATTTAGTGGAGACCCCGTTCACTTCATGGGTTGGTTTGTTCCCATCACGAGACTCTATAAATTCCTTGATGATAATCACTACCAATTCATCTACGACGAAAACTATACAAGCGAACAATGTGATGAAGCCCGCGAGAAAGACCTCAAGAGAATTGAAATGCTGACCTTAGCCAAATTCGGTGCCGTAGAGAGTGTCTAACTTCTCTCTTCCCCCATCCTTAAAACTACCACACCTCGACGTGACGCAGACATCATAGTTCAACTTAAAGGGTGACGATGTGAACATAGATTATATTATGATGATCAAGCTTCAGGAGCGGATCTACGCGCTGGAGGAGATTATTCGCATCTACCTCAGCGTTCGTGAAGACATAGGAGATACTGGCAAGGAACCCGTTAAAGATCTTTTAACTGCCTACGCTAAGAAGGTCTTGGCGGAGATACACGACTAAATTAATCTATGTATCCGAGGGCGCGAAGCCTCGCCATGGTTTTCTCCATTTCTTCCTTGGTTGGGTCATAACCCAAGCCATGAGGGGCTTTCCTATCATGTATCTCGTGTCGAGTTAAAAAGCAGACAGGACACTTCCACTGATACTCCACTTTCTCAACGCTGAAAACCCAGTCCCCGAATATCTTAGTCGGTAACATCTCACCGTGGTCTTTATAGGGGCACATTCGGGGGGAAAGGTCTGTCTGGTAGATCACTACCTCTCTTGGGTTGGTATCCATAACATGAAGTGCCAGTCCTACATCCTTCCGCTTGGGAATTCCGAAAAGGTATATTTCACCGCACGTCAGACAGGCAATTCTAACATCGGCGTGAATGTATGGAAAATCCTCGACGTGTATTCCCTTCAAAACTAGGTCGTCGCCACACTTCGCGCACGCCGGATGTCTCGACCATTTAACCGTGAGCCCCGTCGGACTTTCATCATCCTTAACCTCGACAGTCATATCAGAACTCGTCCATACTCATTCCCCACCTCTCTCCTAATGGTGCGCCACCGCCTCGGTCGAAGGGTTAGGTGGTCTCTTGGGTTGTCATAACTATCTCGCCACCTATGTCTGCAAGGACCATAAAGGCACTCGTAGAGAGTGAATCCAGGCATCCTCATAGGTAGTATCTTCGTGGAATTACATCTTGGACATGAGGTGGCTATCCCCGTGGACGGAACGACCTCTCCGCTTCTATCTAAGCGCATTCCTGGTGTGAAGGCGGCACCTGGATGATAGTCTCTTGGGTCAACCTTGTTTTGAAGAATGTCTCTTTGGAAACTCGTCAAACCCATACTTATCCATCTTTATAATCAATGATTTAAGTTTATTGTAAAAAAAGGAGGGGTGCATCCGTTAGGATGCGGTTTCACTCATCGTCTACTGGCTCGGGTTCTGGCTCGGATGCTAGTCCAAGGACAACGCCTTCGGGACATATATGTTCCTCGGCACCCATCCGAACGGCCTCTCCGAGCGGCATACCACACTTGAGACATGTCATTTCAAGTCACCTAAGATACGTCTTGGAACTTTGCATCGTTGCCAGACACGTTTTCTCCGACGGTCCACTTGTAATTGGTCCAGAGGTCATCTCGTTCAGCACAGGCGCTTCCACCTGAGAAGAACACTGCCTCTGCACATCCCGCCACGGCGTTGTTGATGGAGCAGTATGCACCACCAGCCGTTCCAAGGGCGATTGCGACAGTACATCTCTGCGCGAAAAACCCATCGAATCGACTGTTCTGTAAACTGGTTGCACTAGCCATTTTGATTGGGGCAGCAATAGCCCCAGCCACCCCACCTTGGAAGTAGAGATTCTCGAATGTTCCATATGCACTGTTTGCTACCGCCCCAAAGATGTTGATGCCAGCATCGAAGTTGCCATAGACATTGTCCACTACGATGTCTCTTAGGACGGGGTAGTGGGTACACATGGTTATCCCAGTTACGTTAGCGGCAACGTTCCAATCACATAGTTGTATGTTGTGTACGAAGGCTTTGTTTCCACCCGCAGCAGCCAACGTCCCGATTCCAAGATACCCCTTCGATACGCCAGAACTTTCAGTTCCGGTACTCTGTTTGGCATTCATAGCAAATCCAGCGAACTCGACGAACTCTGCCGTGATGCTTGTATGTGGGTTATCTCCTGCGCCTGAACGGTAGAGTGAGCCCTTCTCAGGGTAATATGGGTTGAGGATTCCCGCGTGTCCGATGAGGTGGGTTTGAGCCACGTCACATGTCGCTATAATTCCCGTTCCAGTCTCCGTCTTCCAGCCCCGCACGATGATGTAGTCGTTTCCATCCGCCGTAACCTTATCGTAGGCATAGTTGATAGTTAGAAAGGCGTGATCCCAATCTTCCCCATCGCCAGAGTCGTATCCGCTTGCTAGGTCAACGTAGTATATGTCGCCCGCTTCCAGCCCGCCCGCGGCCCGCGCTAGAGTCTTGAAGTTTGTGGATTCACCACAGTGCTTGCCAATCCAGTCAGATGTTCTTTTTCGTACCATTGTTCATCCGCCTCTCCATCCTTCATACTACTTATTTAAGGTTGAACCACTGTCTAAGAATAATGACATGGAGTATCCCAAGCCAAACCCTGTGGGAAGACCCCGAATCTGCGACGAACACGTCAGATGGATAAGAGAGCTCCATAAGGAGGGCAAAAGCTACGCGTGGATAGCGTGGAAGACAGGCATCTCACCCAAGACCGCCCAGAGATATTGTACTGGTGAATGGAAGGACTATGAGGTAAACCCTCACCATTCTCTTTTAAGATTGAATGTAGGTGAAGGTTATCGATGACCGTAGCCACGGTTTCACAGTTAGAGCAGATTATAAATCAGGATGCTCTCATACGTAAGCTCGACATTAGCGAGTACGAGGGCAACAAGCGCTTCATAGCGGGGTATGCCAACATAGCGGGAATCAGAGATAGCCAAGGGGAAGTCGTAACCCAGGAAGCCCTTAAAGCCGCGTGGGACAAGTGGAAGCAAAACCCCGACTTCTGCATACTCTCACTAGCACACAGCAACCTTCCAATGGCGAAGGTCGTGTTCGAACCCGTCACAGACAGCGACGGAAAACCCCATAGAAGTGGCGTGGACGAGCGGGGACTTTACATCGTGGCTCAGGTTAGAGACGATGTGACGATAGCCGACGAGTTGTGGAGTGACATAGAGATGGGAAAGCAACGCGGCTACAGCATAGGCGGGCGCAACCTCGATCCACAATCTCCAGAGTGTAAAGACGACGTTTGCACACGTCTCATTACAAGCCTTGAGCTATATGAGGTTGCCATCGTGGATCAGCCAGCGAATAAATGGAGTATATTCAACGTGCTTAAACAAGAGGACTTGGCGAAGCTCGCTGAGGACACCAAACACCTCAAAGAACAGATTCTCATGGAGGGCGCGGTCAAAATAAGTAAAACCCCCTGCCCCAAAGGGAAACACTACCACGTCCTAGTCAAAGAGGGAGTAGATGTGGGAGAACTGTTCAATGGCGAATTATTTGCCATGATAACTGAACCAGTCGAAGGGGAGGACTATGTCAACCTCTTCGACACTGCATTGTTACGGCCCCACGGGGCTTTAACGGGAGAGGCGCGGCACGGTGGCGTCAACCCGCCTCCCCTCACGGCGGAAACGCCGGATACGCTAAAAACAGAGGGGGAAAACCCCTTGAAAGAAGAAACCATAGAGGAAGTGATCGAAGAAAAAACAGAGGAATCGCCGAAAGACGATTCATCCGAGACAGCAGAAACCGTCGAAGAAGTAGCAGAGGAAGCCCTCGCGCCCATAACCATAGAGACCTTGGCCGCAGACCTAGCTCTAGTCATAGAGCGCTTGGAAGGACTTGAGAAGAGGATGGGGTCCGATGAGGTGGAGAAGTCTGCCGAGGAAGCACCCGAGAAACAGCCAGAAGTCAAGTCCGCGGAAGAGAGCAAGGTGGACGAAGTCGTACAGATCGTACAGGAGAACGTTGAGGCAGAAACCCCAGTTAAGACCGAGGCAACAGAGGTAAAGCTGGAAGAAGCTAAGACGCTACCACAGCCGACTGTTGAACCAGAACCCGAGGCAGAGCCTCCAAAGGAAGAGAAGATAGAGACTCGGGGCGTGGCAACCCAAACCAAGGAAGAACAAGCGGGCTTCGATATAGCAGCCGTTCGCAGGCTGTCTTGGAAAGAGATCCATGAAGCTATGGAAGAGAATTAAAAAGAGGTGAAAAAAATGAGAACATTCAGAACCCTAAAAGATATGGAACAGTTCTACTACGGAGACATCAACGCAGACATGATAAAGAAAACCAAGGACGCAATGGTCTCAGGCGACACAGGATACTGGCAAAAGCTAATGGGCGCAAAACTCTGGAGCCAAGTCAACTACGAGAAGAATGCCTTCGCGGGACTACCCAAGGAGCCTTGGGCACGATCCGCGTGGAGGGTGATAACCGCCTCGGGCGACAGCTTCCCAAGCGGAGGCATAGCCGCAGGCTCAGCCAACGCCTTCGCCAGCATAGCCGACAGCACCCACGTCACGCAGGCAACCATTACCGCCTCGCCGAAGCTCATAGACCACGGCTTCGGTATGGACTGGGAAACCTTCATGTTGCAGACTACTGGTGACGACGTTACGCCACTAAGTGCTATCCGCGAGGAGAAGGGCGCGGCCCACGCAAGAGCCATATCCGCCTACCTAGTTCAGGACGTCGACACGCCCGCCAGCACTGGTATGGAGAGCTTGGACCGCGTAGCCTCAAGCTCCGCCGAGTCAAGTCACCTATCAGCCGCAAGCGACAACGACATCTACGGCATCAACAGGGATGGCGCCACAACCTACGACGCCCAAGTGTCAAGCTCGGGAACCGCCAACTCCTCCCTACGTGACATATCCATAGACATCGTTGACACGGTGTATCGTGACATCACTAAGGCAGGAGGACTACCAGACAGAATCTTCACAGGATACGGAACCTTGAGGGTCTGGTCGGCACTCCTAGAGGCAGAACGCCGATTCAACGTCCCCGACATACTCGGCTCCGCATGGTTCGTACCGCGTGTGGACGGCGCCTCAGCCGTCACGCCAGGCACGGAGGTTGGCTTCAACGTCGCAACGTACTTTGGTATACCCATCATCCCGTGCCAAGACTACGATTCCAGCCTAGCTACGGCTAGAACGGCATACGGCGAGGTGGCGCCCATCACGTTCGTTGACTCGCGGTTCGTCCGCGTCGCGATAATGATGCCCACTGTCTACGTCGAGTCTGACTATCCTGGTGATACAGTTGTCCTAGATAGTCACGGCATGGAAGGGCACTACTACACCATCGGAGAACTGCGGTGCTACAACTTCAAGGCACAGGGTAAAGTGAGAGACCTCAAGTAGGCGACAAAAGATGGGCGTCACATTTACCATCGACCAAAAAAGCGTTGAAGGCAACAGGAGAGTAAACTACGGACACTTCGACATGGTAAGTGGTGACTGTAGCGGAGCACCATCAATCGTGCGAAGCCTAAACACAGGGCTACGGATGGTGGAGCGCCTTACGGCCCATAGCAAGATAACACCCGACCTCCAAAGCGGAGTGGCGCTACCCACAGTCACATACCCCGGTCCGAATACCAGCGGCGTTACCACATGGCCTGCTTTGAACTCTATAAGCGGACACTTCACCATCGAGTTCACGAGCACAACAACCATCTATTGGGAAGCAAAAGGAAAGATGTGATTCGGCGATGTTCCATCGTTTGATTTCCCAAGGGGCTTGCGGTGAGCCGTTTTTTAAATCACCGCGCACGTTCAAAAGGGATAGACCATGAATGAGGAGGAGTACAGGCTGTTTCAAGCCCTGAATGATAGAGTTACTGACCTCGCTAAATCCTACCGGGTACTTAATGACAGTCACACGGAGCTTCGTCTTGAATTTGTGGAGATGAAGTCAAAGGCTGAAATGGCTGTGGCAATTGTGAAGTGGGTACTCTCACCCATCACGGGCTTAACCTTATTGCTTAGAATATTAGAGTTGTTAGGAGTGATAAGATAATGGGGCTTGGAAAGGCATATGTCCTCTCATCGGGACAGCAACTAACCTCAGGCTTCACCTACACGGGTAAATATACGACGCGAAACTTCGCCAGCGTCGCCGTCTCCCTTGAATTGGTTGAGGGAGGCTCCGGCGCCTCATACACGATAAGAGGGTTCCCCGTGGAGGGAATGCCCGCCTTACACCACATCACGTCGGGAACCGTCCTCCTCAGCGGAGTCCTAAGTTACGTTCAGATTTCAGGCACCTACGACCAGATCGACGTGGGACTCACGGAGCTTCAGACAGACGAATCTGGAAGTCTCACCGTCTACGTGACGGGAAAGAGGCGCTAAATCTCAAAACCGTTAAATACTTCACCACCTATTTCTAGTAGATGGCTTGGCATTTACCCCCCACAGATAAAAAAACGGTTTCTCCCGTCATAACCACAGGGAAGGTAGGGATATCCGTTCTATTTCCCCACAGGGGATTATGGCACGCCGAGTTCGTTGAAGCAACATGGAAGCCCCTCACCATGAGGGGCCTAGACTGGTGCGACAAGAACTTCCACCTCTGCCGCGTACCTAGCCTGCCAAACGCCCGCAACACCTTGGTTCAGCAGTTCCTAAACGGCACAGACGAATACTGTCTGTGGATCGACGAGGATATGATCGTGGAGACCCCCACCATGAAGATGGGGGAGGTGGAGCTGGGAGACCCCAACCTAGCCATGTTTCTGCTCTATCAGGCGCTTAAGGAGTCGGGGGAGTCCATAGCAACGGGGCTTTATAGGGCGAAGCAGAAGCATGGGTTCCACTACGCCATCTGGAACGCGGTGACTAAACCCGACGGCGGGATTGGCTTTCAACATATTCAGAAGTGGAACCCCCCCGAGGCAAACTGGTTCTCCGTGGACGTAGCAGGTCTCGGCTTCTGCGTGATGCACAGGCGGGTGTTTGAGGCTCTGCGCGACGCGGGCTATGGCACGGATGAGAAGCCGTTCT